TCTTTCTGATAATCCAACACCTGAGCAATACGAAAGTATTAATAAACTAAAAAATGTAACAATAATTAATAACTAAAATAAATCAAGAAATGGAAAATTTTAAAATCGTAAACAGAAACACAGGAGCTACTTACTTCCTAAACTCACAAGAATACGCAACATTTGTGCAAAGAAATAACTTTTACAAAGATGGTGTTTGTCAATATGACGAATACAATCTAACTAAAGCGAAAGCTAGAAGAAGAAATAAGATGTTAGACCTAGTTGCTCACTTATGTATAATAGGAGCTTCAATCTTAGCTACATTAATTTACATTCAAAACTACTAAGATGACTATACAAGACGCAGAATACTTAGAACACTCTACTTATGTAGATTACAGCGAACCAAAGATTTCTTTTATAACAGGTGAGCTAATAGATGACACTAAAGTAATAGCTGAGGAATGGCTGTTAAAACCTCAATACATTCCTGCTCAGGTAACAAGATCAGGTGGTAATGACATAACTTACAATAGACGATCAGTTGTTGTTGTAGGAACTGCTTTACAATGCTACAGGAAGTTTTGTGAAATGCTAAAGACTTATGGGTGGCAACAGCAAGATAGTTGGGATAGAGAATTGAAACCAAGTTGGAAGAAGTACTATAAAAATAATGATAATTTACCAATAATAATAAATTTAATATAATGGAAGAAACACACAAAAGACTACACGAAATAAATACTTTTCAATGTGTAGATAATGAACTTTATCTAAGAGGTAAAGATGAGATGGGAGAAGATTTAACAATATGTTTTGACGCTTTTAACTTCTTAGAGTGGATAGACAAAGAACAAATAGAATACATTAAAGAACAAACAATTAAATACATACAAAAGAAATGAAAACAACAGTAAGTGAATACGAGTTCAACAGATGGTTTAAAGAACACAGACCAAACAATTTTAGCTATGCAGGTAGACAAGCATTATTTGAATACTTAGAACAATATGAAGAAGATACAGGAGAACAAATTGAGTTTGACCCTATCGCTTTATGTTGTGAATACACAGAATATGAAAATTTAGATGAATTTAAGGGTAATTATACTTGCGAGAAATATCAAGACTTAGAAGATTGGGATGGACTAGAAGATTACACAATGACAATTCCATTAGGTTGTGGAATGGACGCAAAAAATAGTTGTATAATACAGAACTTTTAAATTAAATTTATTATTTTTAACGAAATTATTAACAGGCAAAAATCCTAGCCAATTAACATAGGTAGAAAATATGAACTTAGAAAAATTAAAAACAGAGATACCTTTTAAATGGAGGGTACAATCAGCTAATAAATGGGGAGCTTCTTGTGTAGCTTACATAGACGCTAGAGATTGTCAAGACTTATTAGATCAAGTATGTGGTCAGGAAAATTGGCAGACTATATATTACGAAAGTGCAGGTTTGCTATTTTGTAAAGTAGGAATAAAAATTGAAGAAGATAAATGGGTTTGGAAATCAGACACAGGTTCGGAATCTAATGTAGAAAAAGATAAAGGACTTGTTTCTGACGCTTTTAAAAGAGCTTGTGTTAATTGGGGTATAGGTAGATTCCTTTACAGTAAAACTATTGTTAAGCTACCTGTAAAAGAAAAGGGTACTAGATTTGCACCTTATTCAGAAAAGACAAGCAAGTTTATCTATGGAGATGATATAACAAAATGGTGTAACTCAATTAGTAACAAATAATTAATTAATAAAGACCTGCTAAAACAGGCACAATAAAAATGGAAGTAACAGGAAAATTAAGCAGAAAATTAAGTGTAGAAAGCGGAACATCTAAGTCAGGTAAAGAATGGAAGAAACAATCAATCGTAATTGATACAGGTGGGGAGTTTAATAATGAAGTCTGTGTTAGTGCTTTTGGTGATAAAATGGATCAAATGAACAAACTAGAAATAGGAATGGAGGTATCAGTTCTTTGTAATGTTTATTCAAGAGAATACAATGGTAGATATTTTCACAATATAGATGGCTACTTTTTCACAAACCAAAGCAACAAATCTTCAGACAAGATACAGAATGGAGAAGAAGATATGCCTTTTTAAGATGAATACAGAAGATAATTTTAAAAACCTTTGCGACCTCACTACAAGTTTAGTGGGGTTGCCTAAAGGCTCTCTAGCTTTAAAAACTAGAAAGACAGAATACCAAGTACCAAGAATGGTAGCTGCTATGATTTCAAGACTAGAAGATGAAACTCATAGGGATATAATTGCTAAAGTATTGGATAGAGATAGAACAAGCGTGAATCATTACGAAAGATGTCATTCAGCTAACTATGCTTCATTTCCTTTATATCGTGAAACATTTATTAAAGTGTACAATGCTTATGCTGAAATTAAGGACGCTAAATTAACTTTTATTGATCTGTATAATTTACAGGAACATCTAAGGAAAAGTGGAATACACGATAGCTCAAAACATCAAACAACTATCCGTATTGTTTCAGGTAAATTTGGAACTGATATAAAAGTTTCTTACAAAGACTTCTACAATCAGTTGGAATTATGTAAGTTAGCCCTTCAAAATTATCAACACGAAATAGAAGTAATATGAAAGAGAAACCAAGTTACTATGCAATAATTCCTGCTGAAGTAAGATACAGCAAAAAGCTAACACCTAACGCTAAATTACTTTATGCAGAAATTACTGCTCTTTGCAATATGAATGGTAAATGTACAGCTTCAACTGAATACTTTTGCAGACTGTATGAAGTTAGCAGAGTATCAATACAAAAGTGGCTAAAGAACTTGGAAGAAAATAATTATATTAAGAGGGTAAACATTTATTTACAGGGTAGTAAACAAATAGATACTAGGGTGATAACTTTAATTAACACCCCTAGTAAAGAAAAGTTTACAGATAATACTAATATAAATATAACTAATACTAATCTTACAGATAGTAATAAAAAGGCGTTCTTTAAAAAACCTACTTTTGATGAGGTAAATAATTATTGTTTAGAAAGGAATAATAATATAGATGCAGAAGCGTTCATTGCTTTTTATGAGTCAAAAGGTTGGATGGTTGGAAGTAATAAAATGAAAAATTGGAAACAAGCAATGATTACTTGGGAGAAAAGAGAAGCAAAGAAACCGAAAACAATGAGTAAGTTAGACGCTCAAATTAATGAATGGCAAAAAGCAAAAGAATTATTATGAAACCATTAAAACAAGAAAACCTAAAAGAGCTGACAGAAAAAGTTTTAGACTTAGTTGCTAAGACTTCAGTTGAAATAGGACACAGATCAGACGCACAAACTTTAGCTTCACTATCTAAAATATTTGCTGAGGACTTAATACAAGAAAAGCGTTTTGGCAATATGACCTTTAACCAAGTTCAGGACGCATTTAGACAGGGAGTAAGGTTTGGTAAAGACGAACCCTTTTTAAATATCAGAACATTCTACAAGTGGGTATATGCTCAAAAGAAGTTAGTAGACAATGCCTACTATGAAGTTCACACTTTAGGAAAGCCAAAAGGAAAGACCTTATGGTATCAAGAACCAATAAAACTATTGAAATGAAATTAACAGATTATGAATTAGAAGATGTAAAGTCTTGGGATTACCCTGATTTTTGTGACGCTTTTATCAGTTATGCAGAAGATGAAAATGGAAAAGAACTTACTGAAGAACAAATACAAGAATGGACTGAAAATAACGAATCAGAATTTTATGAAATGATATTAGATTTTTTAAGATGATAGGTTGGGTAATAATAACTGCTATTGTAATGTGGCTAATAAGAAAATTGAAATGAAGATATTAAATTTATATGCTTGTCTTGGTGGTAACCGATACAAGTGGAATGAAGTAAAAGAAGATATACAGGTTACAGCTGTAGAGCTTGATCCTGAGTTAGCAAGATTATATCAAGAGAGATTCCCTAATGATAAAGTTGTAGTAGCAGACGCACACCAGTACTTACTAGATAATTTCGATGAGTTTGATTTTGTATGGACTTCACCACCCTGTCCTACACATAGCAGATTAAACTCTATGATAATTAAAAACACTGGTAAAGTTAGATACCCTGATATGAAACTTTATGAAGAAATAATAATTTTAAAAAAATGGTTTAGGGGTAAATTTGTTGTAGAAAATGTTATACCTTACTATGAACCTTTAATACCTGGTACAAAAAGAGATAGACATATTTATTGGACTAATTTTAATTTACCAAACAATTTAGGAGATAGAAGTAAAAAAGACTTGAATAAAATTACTTGTAAAGAGTTGCAGAAGTTCCATCAAATAGATTTAAGTAATTACAAAGGGGAGCAAAATAAATTAAAAATATCTAAAAACCTGGTAGACTATGAAGCAGGTAGAACAATCTTTGAAACAATGCTAGGTATAGTAAGAAAAGAAGATATTAATCAAACAGAACTATTTTAAAATGAAGATATTAACAATCGTATGGGGAATAATAATTATAGCTTGTATTTTAGAAGCAATTTTCTGTACTAAATTTGAAAAAGAATGAAAGCAAGACAAACATCAATAGACTGTTACAATCAAATAAAGTCAGAGGGTTTACTCTCTAAAAGAAGATTACAAGTGTATGAAATTTTACTACACAATGGTTGTTTAACAGGAACAGAAATATCAATTCTATTTAAACAAAAATACTTTAGTTCAAATCATAGTGAAGGAATAAGGAATAGAATATCAGAATTGTTTGATAGAGGTGTAGTTTATGAAAAACAAATAGTAGAATGTAAGAGTACAGGAAGAAAAGTAATTCAATGGGATTTGACAGATAAACTTCCTATAAAAATAAAAAGCTCTAATAAAACAAAAAAGCATAAAATTGATGACGCTTTAAATTCTTTGCGTGAATTATATAAAAACAAAGATACAAGTACAGATCAGGATTGGAAATTAGTAGCTGATATAATTAAGTCTATATGAAAAAGACAGTAAGTAAATTAAAAAAGGAGCTTGATAAAATCTTTTCAGTCTACATTAGGTTGAGGGAAGCTAACGAATACGGAATGTGTCAATGCTTCACCTGTGGAATAGTTAGGCACTACAAAGATGGTATGCAAAATGGTCACTTCCAAAGCCGAAAGCACCTAGCCACAAGATTCTCAGAAGATGGAAATTGTGAGGTACAGTGTGTAAAATGCAATGTTTATTCGTGGGGAGAACAGTATAAGTTCGCTTTAGCTTTAGACGCAAAGTATGGGGAAGGTAGAGCTCAGGAATTACAATACTTAGCTAGAACAACTTTAAAAATAAGTCGTGTAGAATATGAGGAAAAGATAAGTTATTACAAATCACTTGTTGAAAAGTTAAAAAAAGAAAAAGGAATTGAGTAAACTTTTTTAATAAGTTTGCCGTATGACCAAACCTATTTATGCAAGTGAAGAACACAAAAATATCATTGAAACTTATATAACTATGTGTCAGGAGTTTGCAAAAGATGTAAGTACAAAAGCAAGATACAATAATTATTTAGATGTTATAGATACCATAGTTGAATACCATAATGGATATGGTACAGGAGTTAAAGAGGATAATTGGTATACTTGGTTAATGATTATACCAACTAACTTATCAGTTGCAACAAGTGGATTCTTTGCAGGATTAGAAACTAAAACTAATGCTTCAATCATAAGAGCTTATAGAGTTGTATTAGATGAGATGGTACACGAAGTTGCAGATAAGATTGATAACTTAGAAAGAGTGTATGAATAAGATTTATCAAGCTATTGCAGATTTAAGAAGTGATTTTAAAACAATGTCTTTTGCTTTTACTAAAGATGTAAATGAAATTGATAACGCTGTGCAGGAATTGATGTTATATTTTATGCAAATGAACCAAACAACTTTATCTTCAATTTATGAAAAAGATGGTTCATTAGGATTAAAGAGATATGGAGCAGTTGCTTTAAGAAGAAGTTTTACAAGTCCTAGAAGTAAGTTCTATTACACTTACAATAAGTATTACAAAAATATTGATGAGCTTACAAGTAACGCAACTTATTACACGAATGAATATAACAGCCATAAAAGTATTTACAATTTGCCTAATCAAGTTTTAGAAGTTTCTAAATATGAGCAATTAGAAAAGATTGATTTAATTTTAGACAATTTAGATTATTGGTACGACAGGGAGATATTTAAATTATACTACTATGAAGGAAACACGCTTGATAGTTTAGCGAAGAAAACAGGTATAAGTAGAAACAGTCTTTTTACTACAATAGATAAAGTAAGAAATAAAATAAAAGAAGAAGTTGAATAAGTTTTTTGTACCTAATGAAGTCTATGAAGATAGAATAGCAATTTGTAAGTCTTGTGTTTATTATTTTAAACCAACAGGAACTTGCAAGGACTGTGGCTGTTTTATGAAAATCAAGGCAAGACTTGCAACAATGGGGTGCAGTCAGAAGAAATGGGAAAAGACAACTGAGATAGAAACTCCTGATACTTTACCACAGGAAATAGTAGATGAAATTATAGATATGTGGGAGGACTTAAAAACAGGCAGAGCAAAAGACCAAGCAGCTAAAAAAAGAATGATTGAAACATATAACACAATATACAATACAAACTACAATGTAAGAACTAATTGTGGATCTTGTATTTCAACTTGCTTTGATGGAATAAAAAAACTATATAATGAATATGCTAAGGGCTAAACTTAACTTAAATAACAATGCGGTTATTTTCTTATCTTTTTCTGAACCCTTAGCGTATTTAAAACTAAAACAATAGATATGGAAAGAACTTACAAAACAATCAAGTGGGTATTAAACACTCATATTAAAAAGAATGTCAGAAGTCTTTGGACTTGGGAAAACGACAACTTTACTTGTATATTTGAAAACTATGATGGTGACAGTAGGATATATACACCTCATCAACTGTTAAAAATATTAAGCAAATGATGACAATCGGAATAATAGTAGCTGTTATAATAATCGTATTGCTTGTAAATACAATTATAGAAAATAAGATAGCAATAAGAAACAATAAAGATTTAATTGATAACATAAATAAACTAAATGAAAGATAATAGAATACCAAGCTACTACAAAGGAATAAGATATGGGTATGAAGCTCGTAAAGTTATTGAGGACTTTGAACTTTCCTATAATATCGGTACTGCCACTACATATCTACTCCGAGCTAATCGTAAACATAAGTCACCAATTGAGTGCATACAAAAAGCAATTAATCATTTACAGTTTGAATTAGATAAATTAAAGAGATGATGAAAGACACAATAGAATTAGTTACTTGGAAAGGAGTAGTTAAAAAATATGGATATAAAGAAGGAGAAAATAAAGGAACTAGATTTGGGTTGCAATTAACTTTAGATGGTATGAACGACACTCAATTTATATGGTGTGAAACTAACCTAGAACGAAAGAAGCTTTTTAAAACAATAATCCGAATAGCTAAAAACGAAGGAAGGGATTTAAAAATAATAGAATAAGATGACACTATACACTTGCGAATGTGGAAACACAATGGAAATAGGAAAAGCTACAATAGTTTTAAGAGATAAGAAATGGGTAACTAAAGAAGCTCTCTGTTGTGAGTGTGGTAAATATATGGATAGCAAACCAACAGACGGTATGCCTAATCTTAAAAGGACAGAACCTAGTCTAACTAAGCAAAGAGATAAGCTATGGGCAGGAGCAAAAGAAAAGCTAGTAGGCGAAAGAGGAATCAATGAATCTTTTGACTAAATAAATAAACAAAAATTCTATTATATACTAAGACACTACATTATGAAACAACAAGTTAAGATAAGCAAAGTAAAGGGAAACCCTGACAATCCTAGAATAATAAAAAACGATAAGTTTAAAAAGCTAGTCAAGTCAATACAGGAATTTCCTGAAATGTTAAAGCTCAGACCTATTGTAGTTGATGAAGATATGATGGTGCTTGGTGGCAATATGAGATTAAAGGCAAGTAAAGATGCAGGACTTAAAGAAGTATGGATTGAAGTAGCAGAAGGATTAACAGAAGAACAAAAAAAAGAATTTATAGTTAAAGACAATGTAGGGTTTGGAGAATGGGAATGGGATATGTTAGCTAATGAATGGGATAGCGTACAACTTGCTGAGTGGGGTTTAGATGTATGGGAAAATGAAGATGATAAAGAACCTGAAGCAGGATTAATAGAAGATGATGAAATACCTGAAGTAAAAGAAAGCAAAGTAAAGCGTGGCGATATTTGGCAATTAGGAGAACACCGAGTTATGTGTGGAGATAGTACAAGCTCAGATGATGTTGCTAAACTAATGAATGGAGAAAAAGCTGATATGGTATTTACAGACCCTCCTTATGGCGTTTCTTATCAATCTAATATGAGAACTAAAACAGACAAATTTGAGGTATTAGAAAATGATGATACTTTTATTACTGAATGGATAAACAATCTACCTTTGTATTCTAATGGTTTTGTATTTGTATGGACATCTTGGAAAGTTTTAAAACAATGGATTGAGTTTTGTGAAGGCATAGGTGATTTATCTAATATAATAGTATGGGATAAAGGAGGGGGTGGAATAGGAGATTTGAAAAAAACATTTTTAACTGATTATGAAGTTGCTTTAGTTTATCACAGGGGGGCTGAAATTATAGGCAAAAGACTTGGTAGCGTTTGGAGTGTTGGCAAAGATAGTGCAAGTTCTTACTTACACCCTACACAAAAACCTGTGGAGTTAGCAGTTATGGCACTTGAAAATATACTTCAAAGAAATAAAATAGTATTAGATTTATTTTTAGGAAGTGGCTCAACACTAATAGCAGCAGAAAAACTAAATAGAAAATGTTATGGAATGGAATTAGACGAAAAGTATTGTGATGTTATAATAGAAAGATGGGAACAATTTACAGGACAAAAAGCAATAAAGAATGGAACAGAATAGAACAAAGATTAACAAAGAGAGATTACTCAAAGCATTAGAAAGTTCATTAGGAGTAATAACAACAGCTTTAAAAGCAACTGACCTAAGTAGAACAAACTTTTATAAGTGGCTAAAAGAAGATGAAGAATTTGCAGCTAAGGTTGAAGAAATAGAAAACATACAGCAGGACTTTATCAAGTCTAAGTATTATGAATGTGTAAAGGATAAAGTACCTTCAGTTGTAATACACGCTGCAAAGACTAGATTAGGTTGGAATGAAACAAACAGAGTAGATATAACTTCAGGTGATAAAGC